AATCAAATATTCAAATGAAATATGGAAATTATAAGTATTGAGAAGAAAACTTTTGAAGAAATGGTTTCAAGATTTGACGAGCTTGTAACCAGAGCCGGGGCATTGTGTCCTAAGGACGATGGCAAGAAGATGAGCGGATGGATGGACAGCCAGGATGTCTGCATACTTCTGAATATAAGTCCGCGGACCTTACAGACATTACGGGATAACGGACGGTTGGCTTATTCGCAGATAAACCACAAGACATATTATCTCCCGGAAGATGTGGAACGTGTCCTTGCGGTTGTGGAAAAGAAAAAAGAGTCAATGACTATTAAAGAACAGAATGCCTATGGATAACAGACTGATGACAAGGGAAAGCGAATGGGTTGCCTATTTCATAGACAATACAGAACACATCGTTGCGAAAATGGAACAGATGAAGAGGGAATATCGTCCGGTATTGGGAGGTGAACATTTTCTGACGGACAAGGAGGTGGCGAAACGGCTGAAAATCAGCCGGCGTACCTTGCAGGAGTATCGGAATGAAGGGCGTATTGCATACATCCAGCTTGGAGGGAAAATTATATATAAGGAAAGTGATATTGAGCGGTTGCTCAAGGCCGGCTATCATGAGGCTTATTATACGGATGACTTTTAAGGATATATAAGGAGGGGCATATACATTGTCTGACGGATGTATATGCCCCTCAAGTGTAATAACTCCGGAAGCTATGCTTGGCAAAGATTCAAGAAAATAGCATTCTTTCCTTATATCCTGTCATATAGAGCAACAGGCAATCGGTATTTTTATTGTCCGGATGCAGAACTCTCATCAAATGTTGTCTAAAATACAGACTTTCCCGGCTGCGTAATCGGAATGCGATGTTTATTACCATTTCAAGGGAATAGACATCCATACTTGTCCGGTCATTATTGCTTATACATCGCATCGTCTCCCGTTCATCCGTCTCATGGGATTTGTAGATGGAACGGATAGCCTTACGGATGTCCGAACAATACACACCGAACAAACCTGCTATCTCAGGTTGGGTCATCCATACCGGTATGGCGGGCATGAAAACTGTTCCCGTATCACTAATGGTTATTATTCCTCTGTCCATAATCTTCTATATTTGTCTCTTAGAAAAATTTCTTTCCACATTTCCCATATCACGCAGGATGGAGGTATCCAGTACTTTGGCATAGTGCTGGGTCATACGGATATTGGAGTGCCCCAGAATTTTTGCCACATTCTCCATACTCACCTCATTCGCCAAAAATACCACGGTAGCCGCAGTATGCCGGG